TGTGGTGGACTGGTCATTTTATTATGCATGCCATCATTTAAAAAGTCTATTTTACTGTTATACTGTGTGTCTGCTATATTATATTGTATTTCCTTGCTCAGCTATTTTGCAATACCATATATCCTGTCCCCAATACAAGCTAGGCCGTAACCAAGAAGAACCTCTTCATAGAAACAGGCTCGTGCTAAGAAGGTCATGTACGTTTGTGGTTATGCCACTCTGCACCTGTTCCATGAAGACGACTGCTGAATTAAACCACATAAGAGACTTTTGTACTTTGTAACTTTCCATTTGAAACTATATAGCTTAATACCTTTATACTTGTAACTTTCCATTTGAAGCTAAATAGCCTAACCGCAAGCTTACGGGGGTGTCATAACCTCCACTTTGCCTATATAACCCTTTTTGTATCTTGAAATAAAGCAGAGTGAGAAACATTTGCATACTGAACAGCTGTGTCAGTGTCATTTTCTTTCTACCAACTAGTTGGACTTATTCACCACAATTTGGAAGGGACAGATACTCTCAGGACATACTTCTGTCCATAACAATTGGCGCCCAACGTGGGGCACCAGGTTCTGGCTGACCACTAGCCGATGCCACGGACAGCAGACGCCCAGTAGAGGAAAAGGACGGAGACTGATCACCTCCGGGACACAGGTAAGACCTATGTTATTAGTTTCTTGCCTGTGTCATACCTATACCTACTGCTGATGGTGCTTGTTGTCGATATCGACTTTTAGTAGCCAGCAAAGACAGTTAACATCTTGCCTGGTGCCATTTATCTGACCTGTATTAGAGTATCTGTCGCCTGTTAATATATGGTTTACGTTTATCGTCTATTGACTCTTTACTGGTGAAGGGGGCTATAGAAAAAGGGGATAGATTAATATTCTGGGTGATAGGCGACAGCTGGACATACCTCGGTTCTGACACTTAGTGGGGGGAGGGACAGACGTGTCCCGAACAAACGTGTCGATCCCACTGAATATACACAGGTTTAGCATTTCGTGGGGGTGGGACAGAGGTATCCCGGACAAACGTGTCAACCCAACGACCCAAACGTGGGACACCACGGAGTGTTGAGTAAATACTGGTCAAGGAGTTTAGTAGTGTTTACTCCGGGGGGAGGGACAGAGGTATCCCGAACAAACGTGTCGATCCCGGGGCCTGTGTAATATAATCTCCCAAACGTGGGAGGGTGTCAGTATTGGGGTCCGTGAAGGCTCGTCCCTGTCGTCCTTTTAGTTGAACTGATCTAAAGACCCACCAGTAAAGAGGTTGTTTGTTTCCCATTGTGATAGTCATTGTGTATTATTCGTTTCTAATGTCATGCTCTAATTGTGTGTGTGGGTTGTCGTTCGGAATCACTCCTTTGGGGTGGAGATTAGCAAAAATCACACCAGGGGGTTATCCTGCTAGTTGCCTAGGATTAGGACCGGTCCTTCCCGGGTTCACAGACTTTTTGGTGTATCGCCTCAACGTCCATTTTTCTGCAAACCCCACTGACCTGGGTGATAGTTTGATTGATATAAGAGCGAGAGTGGCCTCCACCGGTCAATACCCCGAGGTGTGTGACATTCATCCAGCTACTGGATTAGACGAATGCGAAGCTGAGGAAATAGTCAGGGTTGGGAACCTTTTGTCATACCTTTAGGTCCTCTTTTATCCTCCTTTATAGGGAACCTCATGTCCTGCCCAGAGTGTGTGTGTGGCCTTGTGTTCATCATAAGTGAGGGTGGATATCGCTTGAGTAGTGTAACATCAAAGGGTTACAAACAGGAAGAATTAGGCAGACATCCCATTGTTCCCGAAACGGGTCTTGACTCCTTTAGCAGTCAGGCAACCTATGTATACCGCCTTAATGTTCATTTCCCTGTTGATTTAGACGAAGGTTGGGGCCATAGTCTATTTGAAATAAGAAAATCTGCCTTTGAACACGGACTCAGTCCCATGGTCTGCAGTCAACACTCAGACACCGATTACTTAGAGTCCGAGCTACTAGATTTCATACGTGTACGCAGTGATAAGGCCAAACAACTTCTACACAGTGCAGACGAATTTTGGGAGAACCTACTGAGAAAATAATGGGCAACGAGCAATCAAAAACGGGGGGGGGGGACCTCAAGGGAATTCCAGCGTCTGAAATAGTGAAAAGCCGAGAAGGGAAACAGCCAGGTCAAAGATTATGTCAAATTAGCTAAATTATGTGATCTGAATTCAAAGGGACCCCGGCTACAGCCGGATTCCTGGTATAATATAGTGCGGGAGAAGAAGGGTGTTCTTCAAGACAAGGGTCTGTTATCCAGTGCCCAAGCGTGGTTCAGGGTTGCAAAGGGACTACAGAGGGAGGGATGGTCAGAACAAAGAGTTATCCAATCAGATGGGAATATCAAATACCTGTACCATAGAGAACCCCCTTTCCACTGTATGGTCAATACTACCAGCCCTCCCCCACCCTATAAGGATGGGTCTCCAGAACCGCCCACTGCTCCGTCTGACATTTATATTGATAAGGAAACGAAAAGTACTGAAAATTCAAAATCTATTTCTGATTCAGGGCAGTCCACTATACCCACCGACAGTTTGATAAAAGGTGGGGTCACGCCATTATACCCCGTCTTGACCCCTGAAGGTGCGTACTATGTACCGGTGCCGAATTTGACTCACATTATGTTGTCTGGTGACGAAGTAGACGGGGCTACAGGGGGGGGTCAGATGACGGAGGGTCTAGAGTTACTTCCACCACTCCAGGATTTCCAGGAGCAGTCCCAAAGGTCCCTGGGGCTCCCCCAAAACATAAAAGGGTTGCCCAGTTACAGAGGGATACGGGGGCGGACGAGTTGAGGATTTTGAATGAGGTCGGGGAGACATTAACCCGCATGAGTACCCCCTACCAGTCGGGTCATAAAAAGGCTTCACTCGGCAATACTCCACTTTCACCTTATGTAATGCCTGCTTTCGATCCCGGTGATGATGACTCTTTCGCCTCACAGAATTTACGGGGTTCCGGAATGCAAACCATGAGTGGGCCCGCATTATATGTAACTTTTACCCCTTCCCAAGCGTCCACCCTCCTGGCCCAACTACCTGACCCCGATCACCACCCGATGCAATTTTATCGCAGACTGTCCCAAATCCAGAAAAATTATTCAGCTACCTGGAAAGATTTAGAGAGTCTGTGTGAAATAAAAGCCGGGGATGCCTATTGGCCTGTTATGTTAACTGCTTTTGACCCCCGTCGAGTCAGGGACACTATTAGTTACGAGTCAGGGATGGAATTCTGTGAACAAGTTAAATCCTGGGCGCAGAATAGACTGGCTGATCAGGCCATTAGCATTCACGATATGGTCCAGGACAAATCCGAATCTGTCGAGAAGTACCAAGTTCGAATGTTACAAGTATTCATAGACTTAGGATTTAGCCGCCACAACAAGACTCATACACAAATGTTATCCTCTGCTTTCGTGACTGGGCTGCAGGAACATATTCGGAGGGGTTTGATTATAGCGAGACCAGAGTACCGTACCTTACCTCTTGAGACATTAGCCCTCGTGGCAAAAGGTTTAGAAGCTTCACAGCAGCTGACCCACAAGACCACTCCTTTGATGTTGACAGAAAGCAGTCCTAGCGGGGTCAAACAAAGTGTAATATGTCATTATTGTAAGAAACCTGGACACGTTATCAAAGACTGTAAGACAAGACCCAAGAAATGCTTTAACTGTGACCGCACCGGCCATGTCAGTAAGGACTGCAAGGCCCCCAAACGCCAACATCAGACATCTAACGATGGCGACCATTGGCCACCTCCACCCCCTCCTGACACCCCAGCTGCCTGTCCATAGGACTACGGCAGCCCCGTGTCTCCCAACCCTGTATTGACTAATATGGACACAATTGAGGAAGCCGGACCTTTAGCTAGGTTAACCTTATCAATACAGGGTACCCCTACCACTTTCCTGATAGACACTGGGGCAGCCAGAAGCGTTATCAGGACCCAGGATCTTCCCAAACAAGCTATGTTATCTAACACCAGTGTTTCTTGTGTAGGGGTGGATGGCCGGCCACGGGACAACCCATTGACCTGTCCTTTACAGGTCGGACCCTATTCTGGACTGTTGGCCCGGTTTGTTGTCTCACCTACTTGTCCCTTGAATCTTTTAGGAACGGATCTACTTTACCGACTGCAGGCGAAACTTGCATTCTTGCCGGACGGCTCCATCGCTGTTTCCTCCCTGTTGGACCAAACTGAGGCCATTTCTCTATGTTCTGTACCACTTCTTCTCTTCACAGATCTAACAGCGATATCGGATTGCAACATCCCCGCTCATGTGCTGTCCCGCATCCCTCCTGTCCTATGGTCGCAGGGCCCGGAAGACATTGGACGTTTACGCGTCCCTCCAGTTGCGGTCTGTCTTAAGGAAGGTGCTGTATTACCTAGGAAGCCTCAATACCCCCTCAAACCGGCCCAGTCCGAATCCATTAATAAACAGCTACAGACACTACTGGAAAATGGGGCTATTAAGCGACAGTCGTCGCCCTGCAATACTCCGCTTTTCCCTGTCAAGGAGAAAGGCAAGGCGGGAGAACCAGATAAGTATCGTCTAGTGCAAGATCTACGCGCTGTCAATGAAGCCACGGTCATGGAAACCCCTTTGGTGTCAAACCCTCATACCATATTGTCCGGCATTCCCCCTTCGGCCACTCATTTTAGAGCCGTAGATTTGACCAACGCATTCTATTCCATACCACTGCGGGAGGATTGCCAATACCTCTTTGCATTCACCCATGAACGTCAGCAGTATGTTTGGACTGTCCTCCCCCAGGGAGCACAAAATTCTCCTACTCATTTTTCACTTGCACTGACCTCCATTCTGGACTCATGGATATCTTCCCATCCTGAAATCACGCTCCTGCAGTATGTGGACGATTTGTTACTTTGTGCCCCTGACCTACCCACCTGCGAAGCATCATCTACCGATCTGTTATCCTTTCTGGCCGATCAAGGTTGTAAAGCGTCCAAGGAGAAGCTCCAGTGGTGTCAAACCACTGTGGTTTTTCTAGGACAATGCATCTCCCAAGGCACGAGACACATCACCGAAGGCCGAATAAAAACTCTTCAGGACATCCCTCTACCAAAAGGACACAAACCATTACACGCTTTCCTCGGCCTCATTTCCTACTGCCGATCTTGGATTCCAGAAGCTTCACTTCTGATGCAACCTCTCTATGACGTACTGAAATCTGACCCTTTCACAATGACTCCCGCTGCAGAGGACAGTTTCCACACACTCAAGTCTATTTTGTCCATAGCTCCTGCCTTGGGCCTACCAGACTATGAGAAACCTTTCAAATTATTCGTCTCTGAACGTCAAGGACATGCCCTCGGAGTACTGGCCCAATCATATGGCCAACGGATCCGGCCTATTGGATATTTCTCAGGGCAACTCGACAATGTGGCAAAGGGCAGCCCTTCCTGCATGCGTGCCGTATACGCTGCTCGGCTGTTACTGGACAAGACTGCAGATCTAATTTTGGGACATGAGTGTACCCTTCTAGCACCTCACGACATCGCCGCTATATTGAATCAAACCCAACCGAAACACATGTCTGCTGCTAGACACCTACGGCTCAATGTGCTGTACTTTTGCCGGACAATGTCACTCTACAGCGGTGTACTATTCTGAACCCATCTACATTGTTACCGATACCCGAACCAGGGGGGGTTGAGGGACATGCCGTGGATTTCCACGACTGTTTCGAACTCATGCAACAGGAAACAGCTCACCTCCCTACTGTCAGTGACACCGCCTTGGACAATCCAGACCTCACGTTATTCGTGGATGGATCGCGATTCTCAGATGCCTCTGGAAAATTCCATACTGGCTATGCCGTCACGACCACTGACTCTGTCCTCGAGGCGCAGCCCCTACCAGCCTCGTGTTCGGCCCAGGAAGCGGAACTAAAAGCCTTAACAGCCGCATGTAAACTTGCGGCAGGAAAAAGAGCTAATATTTTTTCTGATTCCAGATATGCTCAGGGGGTGGCTCTAGACTTTGGGACTATTTGGAAAACTAGAGGATACCTGACTGCCACTGGGTCACCCATCAAGAACGGCAGATCCGTAGCTGATCTTATGGAAGCACTTACACTCCCTGAACAAGTGGCCGTTTTGAAAGTAAAAGCTCACGGCAGACTCACTTCCCCCGAAGCTATTGGAAACCATTTAGCTGATACCACTGCTAAGGAAATTGCTGTTGCACCACTACCCGATGCACCGCCTCTTACAACGTCCACTCCTCTACTCCAAGTTACATTCTTGGACAGTATTGACAAACTACAAGCTTGCCAAGCCTCAGCCAGCACCGAAGAAATCAACGGATGGCTCAGCAAGGGGGCAACTTGTAAAGACGGCTTATATTCATGCAACAAAAAACCATGTATACCAAGAAGCCTTTATCCATCTCTAGTTCAATGGGCTCATGGACCTACACACGTTTCAAAGAATTTGATGAACAACCTCATCTCTAAACTTTACTTTGCTCCTGGAATCACCACCCTCACTAGAAACTATACCGCAGCCTGCACCATCTGTGCTCAGTGTAACCCAGGTCGCATGGAAAAACCACCAGTCTTAAATTTGGCTAAACCTCTGTATCCTTTTCAGCGCATACAAATCGACCATATACAGATGCCCAGATGCGGTAGGTTTGAATATGTGCTGGTCGTCGTCGACATGTTCTCGGGGTGGCCAGAAGCGTTCCCAGTGGCTAATATGACCGCTAAAACCACCGCTAAGAAGCTACTTTCTGAAATAGTTTGCCGATACGGAGTCCCCGAGGTGATCGAAAGCGATCAGGGTCCCGTTTTCACGGCATCTGTTACTAAAGACATTTGGACTGCTTTGGGAGTGACCCTTCACTTCCATACACCCTACCACCCCCAGAGTAGTGGTAAAGTCGAACGTATGAATGGTACTCTCAAAACCAAAATGTTAAAAATGTCCCAGGACTCGGGTATGTTGTGGCCTGACAGTCTGCCTATTGCTCTTTTCAGCGTTCGGTATACACCGAGGGGGGTTAACAATCTTTCTCCTTTTGAAATCTTGTTTGGGTGTGCCCCTAGACTAGGTTGTTATTTCCCACAGACCCTACAGTTACAGTTTGATGTTTTAAATGAATATGTATGTCAATTGTCCAATGAATTATCTAAAGTGCATGGTCAGGTGTTCTCCTCTATTCCAGATCCTACCTCCGTGGAAGGCTCCCATTCATTGGTGCCAGGTGACTGGGTTCTAGTCAAGAAATTCCTCCGCAAATCCTCTCTCGAACCCCGGTTTGATGGGCCTTTTCAAGTCCTACTCACAACTGCCACCTCTGTGAAATTGGACGGCAAGAACACCTGGATCCACGCATCCCACTGTAAAAAGTCCGCTCCTCCTGCCTCTCCTGCTAGTGACTCTGATTCCGCTCCAGACTCCATCTTACCTGCATCACCATGAAGTTCCTATATATCCTTTTCATAATCTGTAGGGGGGGGGGCAATTGGTAATTCACAACAGCTCACCTGGCCAAGTGGCCATAACTAAAGACGAGTCTGGTGATAGTATCTTTTGGTTCAATTCCTCCGAAACTAGAGTGGCCACTTTCACTTTCTCCCCCCTTAGTCTCGGGAATCAGTTCGGGAATTTTTACACACCTAGTCTGACCCCCAGCCTCATTCGCACCTCAATTGGATACATTTGCGTTACCGACACCTACTATGGGCGGGACTGTTACTACTGGGGTTCTGTTGGTTGGAATTCTGGGGACTCCAATTGGGGCTATTACCCAGAAAGTGCAAAACGCAAATGTGCAAATAAACGCTCCCTTCTCACCCGCATGACCTTACGTCCCGGTCCAGGTAGTTCACAATTCACTCTCTCCATTACGGACCCCAGTCCGATAGACTCAGATCTTTATGTCTTTGGTCTATATTGGCACAACATTCCTAATTTTCTTATACGATTTAAATTACAAGACATGTCTACCTATAAGGGCTCTAATCCACCAGTGTATCCAAAACCATCTAGTCCTCGTAAATTCTCCTCCAGTGTGCCAGGCATGCTCGCAATCTCTAATCCTACCTTTACTGACTCCCTAGCTGTTGAAACTGGGTTCAGTGACTCTAATGTCTGGCTGGAATGGATTCACTATTCGGCAGCCCAGCATAACAAAGGCAACTGTTTTGTTTGTGGGGCTGCCAGACCCCATCTAGGCTCTTTCCCGTTGCACGTTCCAGTAGCGGAACTAGATTGTTTCCTCAGCCTATTCTCTAATAAATCTACTAATCATTCCGCCTGTGAATCCTGGAAGCTTAATTATCCCATCGTCCCTTCCACTTCCCCTCCACCACCTGGTATCACTATATATCCTGGGAATTATACCTGTTTCTCTTCTCCTTATTCCTCCTCTGCTAGGCCTCTAGGTAACTTCACAATGGGGTACTGTTCCGATTATCAGAATGGCACATCTCCAACCCTGCAAGCCCAAACCCAAGCGTTGAGTGATATTTTTTGGATATGTGGCGATATGAAAATCCGTAATCTTCTACCTAAAAATTGGTATGGTGAGTGTGCCTTAAGCAAAGCCATAATTCCTCTCCACATAATCCCATGGACTCCCCTTGCCCCCGCAACCGCCACCTCTCCCCACCATTCTATCACAAAACGTGATGTCACACCATTTGGCAGCCTTGACCCACACGTATACATTGATGCCATTGGTGTCCCTCGAGGAGTCCCAAATGAATTTAAAGCCAGAGATCAATTTGCTGCTGGGTTTGAATCCCTTTTCCTCTTTGTTACAGTCAATAAGAATGTAGATTGGATTAACTATATCTACTATAATCAACAGCGTTTTGTTAATTTCACCAAAGATGCCCTTCGGGGCATTGCAGACCAGCTTAATTCTACCTCTCACATGACCTTTCAAAACCGTCTAGCCCTAGATATGTTGTTAGCAGAGAAGGGTGGGGTTTGCAAAGTCCTTGATAAATCTTCCACCTGCTGCACCTATATCCCTGACAACACTGGCCCAGATGGCTCGGTCACCATCGCCATTAAAAAATTGGAGGAACTTTCTGAGGAACTTAAGCGTAACTCAGGGGTCACTGATCCCTGGGATCAGTACTTCACCTGGCTCACTGGTTGGAAGAAAGTGCTTGCTGAGATAGGTATAGTTTCCCTTATACTTTTCACTCTCTGTGCTCTCATCTTTTGCTGTTTTATTCCCTGCATTCGCAAACTTTGTCTTGCCTCTGAATTGAATCCTACCTTTGTACTCTCCACACCCTCTTTCTACATCAACACTGGAGACCATGATACCGACGATGATACGGACGATGGATTGGACCCTGACCTCGTTCGTGCCCTTTCCCACCATTCCTACTACTGCCCTCTCACAATTCCTTCCTCTGACCCCACCCACTCCCACCCCCTCCCTCGCTTAGTTTAAGGTCAGTGCTGTTAGATAAGTTGGAAGGGTTGGTCACTGGTTTTGTGCAGGTCTCTCCAGGCCACGCTGAAGCATCATACCCACCACTAGGGTGTATTCCCTCTGGAGCAACTTCCTAACTTCTATCTAGTTAGGGACAGCAAAATAGACGTTTTTAGGGGGGATTGTGGTGGACTGGTCAGTTTATTATGCATGCCATCATTTAAAAAGTCTATTTTACTGTTACTGTGTGTCTGCTATATTATATTGTATTTCCTTGCTCAGCTATTTTGCAATACCATATATCCTGTCCCCAATGCAAGCTAGGCCGTAACCAAGAAGAACCTCTTCATAGAAACAGGCTCGTGCTAAGAAGGTCATGTACGTTTGTGGTTATGCCACTCTGCACCTGTTCCATGAAGACGACTGCTGAATTAAACCACATACGAGACTTTTGTACTTTGTAACTTTCCATTTGAAACTATATAGCTTAATACCTTTATACTTGTAACTTTCCATTTGAAGCTAAATAGCCTAACCGCAAGCTTACGGGGGTGTCATAACCTCCACTTTGCCTATATAACCCTTTTTGTATCTTGAAATAAAGCAGAGTGAGAAACATTTGCATACTGAACAGCTGTGTCAGTGTCATTTTCTTTCTACCAACTAGTTGGACTTATTCACCACAATTTGGAAGGGACAGATACTCTCAGGACATACTTCTGTCCATAACA